CGTTATTAACAAAAACCTGTTAATTTTTGTTTTGCTGCTGCTATATATAGAGAAAAAAAATAAAAAATAAAGATAAATCTGCATTTGTATTTATTTCCCTATCGGGCCTTGTGGCCCCGAGTAGGTAAATAGATACTTGCATTTAAGGCAGATGAAAAGGAGCTGTGTACAATGGTGTGGATAATTAATTCTTTGTTGATTGTTGTGAATTAAATTTTATTGTGTAAGTTTGGGTATAACCAAAAACAACTAAAATGAAGAAGTACAACACATTCGAGAACATCGGCTACATCACTACGATATCCATTCTATTAGGTATTGGCACATTCGCATTCTTATGCGTTTACAAGGCACTTCTATGGGCCTTTGGTGTATTGTAACCATATTGAGTATAAAGCATTCACATAGCGCTGAAAATGCCTCACAGCGTTACTAATTAATAATTGAGGCAACACTACAACAATTATGGCAAAGTTAGATTTTGCAAAGGGCGTGTCCGCGGTATTAACGGGCACAACCAATTGGGCACAACTCACTGAGAAAAGTGGCCCAAACAAGATGAGCGGTAAGTATCAAGTAGAACTTACCCTTGATGCGGAGAGCATCAAAACGCTTGAATCAATGAAGATTCTTGAGCACGTCAACATTAAGCGCCAAGATGGAACGCTCAAGTACGAGCATCCGACGGTGCGCTTAAAGACCAACAACCCGCCACAACTTTGGGACACCTCAAAGATGCCGTTTGATGATCTCATCGGCAATGGCACAACGCTACGCGCCAAAGCCTTTATTAAGAGCTGGGAGATGGCGGGAAAGAAAGGCCTAACTGCTTACATCAACAAGGGCATTATCCTATCCTTGAATGATGTGAACGGTGCTGATGATGATGACCTTTGGGAAGATGTAAAGGTTGAACCATTGGTAGCTGGGCAAGAGCAAGTGCCTACATCTACTCCCGATGTAGCTACAGCCTCGGAAGCATTCGCTACTGAGGAAGATGATGATTTGCCGTTCTAATGATAGCAAATGATATGATAAAAGAGGTGCATAAGCATTTCGGTATTGACTCATCTCTCCGCACACGGCGGAGGGATGTGGTCGATGCCCGCAACGCTATTATGGTATCTCTACGTTCCATTCACACGATGAATGAGATCGCTCGCTTCTTTCCTTACAAGGTGCTTAAAAATGGTGAGGTATTCTATAAAGGTATGAGCCATTGCTCAGTGATTCACGCAGTGAAGCAACATCAAATACGCTACCACAGCGACCCATCAGAACGCCAAGTATCCTTCTACCTGTACTGCGAGATTTATGACTATTGCAAGAGCTATCTCGGTGACAACACCCATAAGCCGATGTCTCAATTGGAGATGCGTGAGGAGATAGGTAAGGCACGCTTTGAGGTAAAGGAAAAGAAGAGAGAGATGGCAGAGCTGCAACGCGCAGCTAAGGATGAAATCAAGGAGATTAAAAGAGAGATGCGTATGCTGCAAACGGCAGTGCGTAAGGTGACCTCCGAGCGCGACCATTACAAGACGGCCTTCACTCAAATGTATAAGGAGAAAAAAGCAAGAGATGAAAAAGCTATTTAGGAAGGTGGCGCATAAACGCTTCATCGATAAGTACATTAATGAGCTGCGCTGGGAAACACTCAACACGGTTTTAACAGCAAGCAGAACGCAGTGGAATGATGATGTTGTAAAGCTATTGGATAACAATGCACAGCTCATCCGTAAATACGAAAGGAGAAGAAGATGGGTGAAGTTCTAAATAAGTACAACGTATTCAAAGAGGCCGTAAAACTTGTGGCGCTGCTTCAAGCATCTCTTGAGCAGATGGATGAGTTGAAGGGCACCAAGTTCTACAAGCAAAAGGTAAAGCATCTGATGAGCCAGCTTGAGAGGGAATTGGAGAAGCACCTGGCCAACCCATTGAACGCCCTGGATCAACAAGACCCCGAACTACTAACTAAGATTCAGTACAATGTAGAGCTTGTTCTTGGTATGGACTTGGAAGAGCTGGCAATGCTCCGCCAAGAGATTGATGAATATAGAGATTCTAAAGAAAACCTTTAACACAACAGCAATGAACAAGAAGGTATTAGATGTTTGCTGCGGCCCGAAAGGTATGTGGTTTGATAAGCACGATGAAAGAGCGTTATATCTTGACAGGAGATGTGAGGATTATGATATAAGACCGAATGCTGCTTATCCCAATGGAGGTACTTTAAGAATTAGACCCGATATTGTAGGAGACTTTACTGATATAAAACAACCTGACAATTCTTTTTGGCATATTGTCTTTGACCCCCCACACATACCGCAAAAGAATCCAACTGCGTTACTAACTAAGCAATATGGTTCACTATCGGGAGAATGGAGGGATATGCTAAGACAAGGATTCAAGGAGTGCTTCCGAGTTCTAAAGCCTAATGGTACTTTGATATTTAAGTGGAATGAATGCCGAGTACCAATCAAGGAAATACTTGAATTAACTGAAGTGAAGCCATTGTACGGACATAAGAGTGGCAAGAAGATGCAAACGCATTGGGTGGCATTTATAAAAGAAGAAACATTTTAAACACAATAGCAATGAAACACGAAGCATTCGATAAGATGATGGGGTACGCAATGGGCACCGTCAAGGAACTGGCAGAGAAAGCCAAGGAGATAAACCGCAACAGCATCATTGCACTAAACAACCGCGACCTTAAGGAGAACGGAATAGAAAAAGACTGATGAAGATATTAGAACTACAGCAACGCAGTAAGGAATGGTTTGAGGCACGCCTCGGAGTGATTACTGGATCGAGAGCCAAGAGTGTGTTCTCTAAAAACAACCTCCCATTTATTGATGAGCTTATCGCAGAGCGCCTCACAGGTGTTATCCCCGAGGGGTTTACTTCTGATGCAATGCGCCACGGCATACTCTATGAGCCTGAAGCCATTAGAGTATATGAAGAGACAACGGGGAGGATAGTTGATGAGATAGGCTTCTGCGTGCATAAGGACTACCCATTCATTGCTGTATCTCCCGATGGCCTTATCAATGTAGATGGCAAGTATAAAGGTGCCGTTGAGGTGAAGTGCCCCAGCAGTAAGAAGCACATAGAATATATGCGCATTGGTAGGGTGCCAAACGAATACAAATATCAAGTGCTTCACTACTTCGTAGTAAACGAAGATTTAGAGTGGTTAGATTTTGTATCTTATGACCCGCGCCTCAAGAGTTGCAAGCTGCACGTTTGTCGAGTATTCCGCGATGATATGATGCACGAAATAAGCGCAGCCCTTGATGCCTACCTTACCTTCTATGATAAACTAAAGAAGTACGAAGATGGCATACTCGGAGAATGATTTAAAAGCCCTATGCTGGGAAGAGGCTAAGGTCTACTTCAGCGCAATGGATCGCAGCCACATCTCAAGAATGATTGAACACGCCGTAAGAAAACAATATGCAGATACCGAAGAATCTTAAAGAACTTAGTGCCCTGGCCACGCAGCTTAAGGCAGAGAAGCACCCCGATGTACCGCCCTTTGCTTTGGTAAAGAAGCGCTTTAAGGATACTACAGCCAATGAACTCACTAAGACCATTATTTGGGATATGTACCACATCCGCGAGGGTGTAGCCTACCGTATCAATAATGGGGCAGTATATGATAAAAAACGGGGAGTTTACCGCGCTGGAGTACAAAAGAAAGGCGTGCCCGATATCATTGGCATCATCAATGGCCGATTCATAGGTATAGAGGTGAAGATTGGTAAAGACCGCCAAAGCGCTGACCAAAAACTTATAGAAAAAGAAATCAATGCCGCTGGCGGTGTGTATTTTATAGCCAAATCTTACGATGACTACCTAAGCAAAATCAATGAAGTCACACATAACTGATGGGGCAACCTCTGAGCTGCAAGTAGCTGCTCTACTATTAGAGCACGGCTGGGCCGTGGCTTTTCCCTTTACACATCAAAACCCGTTCGATCTTATCATCTACAAAGAGGGGAAGGTTAAAACGGTGCAAGTGAAAAGCGGAACATTCGCCGACAACCAGCACACGGTGATTAAAGCCGACTTCAACTACTATGCTGAGGTCGACTACATTATACTGCACGATAGGGTACAGCATCAGTTTTATATCTTCAGCAAGGGGGAGCTGAACAACCGCCGCACTATAACAATGAACCCCAAGAGACACACACAACAGCTCAACAACTGGAAACGAATCAAATGAATACAACAACAATAGCTAAGAAATACCTTGCGCACGGCTTTAGCCCCATCCCACTTATTGATGGGGAGAAGCGCCCAAGCATAAGGAATTGGCAGCAGTATGGTGTGGAGCCTATGGGACTCCAAGAAGCCGAGAGCCTCTTCCAAAACACGGGGAGCATAGGTTTAGTGATGGGCTTCGATGGCATCCAATGCCTTGATATCGATGCCAAGCACTTTAGAGGTAAGGAGTATGAGGTCTTCTGCGAGAGGCTCGAGGAGGAATCTCCTGGCCTTAAGGATAAGATGATTATACAAACCACGCGCAGCGGTGGGTTCCATTGGATATTTAAATGCGATGAGATAGCGGGCAATCAAAAGCTCGCTCGTAATATAGATGGTGAGGTGACCTTTGAAACGAGAGGCCGAGGTGGTCAAATCGTTACCTACCCAAGCAAAGGGTACAAGATACTCGGGAAGATAACCAACGTTAAGCGAATCAGCCCCGTGGAGCGCGACGTTATCTTCCGGGTAGCCCGTACAATGGATGAGATGCAGAAGGAAGTGGTTGTCGAAAGCAAGCGCATCGGTGACATCCAAACGCAAGACCAAACGCCGTGGGGTGAGTTTAGAGCAACACACACAGCCCTTGATATCTTACAGCGCTACGGCTGGACAATAGTAGGGGAAAGCAGCAAGTACATCTATCTGCTGCGCCCTGGATCAACGGACAGCAAAACAAGTGGCGTGATATTTAAAGACACCGAGCTGTTTTGGCCGTGGACAACAAGCAGCGCCTTTGAGGCTGAGATGCCCTACGACGGTTTCCAATGCTATACCTTATTAGAACACGGCGGTAGCTTTGATGAGGCCATCAAGGATATAAGACAGCAAGGCTACGGCAAGCGCTATGAGTTAAATGCACCGAACGACTTTAATATAGATTTAGATGATGAAGAAGTACAAGAAGAGATGGGCCAGCTACTGGCAAAGCTACGCGTTGACTCTACTATTGAAGTATCCCAACCTCCTAAAGCTCTTGAGATGGTTTTTGGTCAGAACAGCTACATCATCGGCTCTTTTGGAAACTTTAGCCTCGTGCAAGGAAAAGCGAAGAGCCGCAAGAGTTTCTTCCTATCAGCACTCGCAGCGGCAGCATCATCGGACTCAATGGTATGTGAGCACCTCCGAGGGTATATCTACCCGCGTAAGGTCTTATATATTGACACCGAGCAAGGGGACTTCCACGCCGCTAAGGCGAAGAAGAGGGTGCACGAGATGGCTGGACTTCAAAACAACATCAACTACGACCATATCGAGTACATCAAGCTCCGCAGCTTGGATACAAACGCGCTCCGACTCGCTGCAATAGATTACATCTTTAGAACGGAGGAGAACATCGGGTATATGGTCATCGATGGTATTGCTGATGTAGCCTCTAAGGGTGTGAATGATGAGGAGGAAGCCACAGCAATAGCCTCTAAGCTACTGAAATGGACAGCAGAATACAACTGCCATATCACCGTTGTGCTGCACGAGAATAAGAACGATAGAAATGCTAAGGGACACCTTGGGCAGTATATCGTTCAGAAGAGCGAGAGCACCTTCAGCGCTAAGAAGAGTGAGCACAATAGAGATATCACTGAAATCACACCCGAGTACACAAGGAACATAGAACCGCCAGCGATTGAGATGAGTATTGGTGGCTTTGATCTTGTTGAGTTCAGCGAGGTTGAGGTTGATGAGTTCTACAACAAGACACGCGTTTGGACTGATGAGGATAAGCACCGCATTGCCGCCAAGATATTAGGTAAGAGCAAAGGCGATGCTGCCACTTTCATACGCGATACGGAGGACTGCAAGCGCAAGGATGCTGAGAAGGTTTTGGCATTGATGGAAGAAAATAGTATAATACATTGGGATGGTAAGCGCCCCAAGATTGTAGCGCTTGGCCCTAAAGATGGTGAAGACCCTATTGATTTATGATAGACCTAAAGACACGAAATAAGATAGCACAGCTCATTGTAGATATGCACATAGGCGAGAAGAAGCCTGTGCGCAAGCAAGAGATGCTTCCATTAATTAAGGAAGTAAACGATACGGCAATCATCGGCCACGCCATTCGCTTTGTAAAGAATGACAGCACAGGTGAGGTCACACACATCAAGAAATATAGAAAAACCGCCATAGAAAAAAGAATAGAGAATGAAACGTGAATGCATCAAGTGTAAGAAAGAGCACCCCATTGAGGACTTCTACCCATTAGAGAGAGGTAGAGATGGCAGAAGAGCGCGCTGCAAGCATTGTGAGAAAGAGTACCGCGATGCTAATAAGAAGCCCGTGATGCCCCGCGATGGTGAACCTTTCCGACTTGATACCAACACGGTACACAACCATTTCTACATCCACTTTGGATTCACTGAGTACCGCTACAACCCAACCGAATGGAGTGAGCGCGCTAAGTACATCATAGATAAAACAATAACAACAACAACTAAAAACAACAAGCTATGACATTTCCCGACAGCTACCTTGATGATGGCAACCCGTGGACTACGGACAGCGAATGCTGCGCAGAGTGCGGCAAAGAAACTGAGAACTATGCACTGATTGATTCAGAACCAGTGTGCCAAGACTGCGAGCATAGTGTCTACTAAGATCAATCAACTCGACCTCTTTAGTGGTATCGGAGGATTCCACCTTGGCTTTGAACGTGCTGGCTATGAGGTTACGAGTTACTTCTCGGAAATAGATAAGCACGCAGTAGCAGTATATCAACACAAATTTAAAGATGCAACATATGTCGGCTCAGTTACTGATGTTCGAGGAGCAGACCTCCCCAACATCGACCTCATCACTTTCGGTTCTCCTTGTCAAGACTTTAGCCTCGCTGGAAAGCGTAAAGGGATGGACGGAGAACGAAGTAGCCTTATCCTTGAAGCAATACGCCTTATCACCGAATGCCAACCAAGAGCTTTTGTGTGGGAGAATGTTAAGGGAACATTCAGCTCAAACGATGGCGAAGATTTTGCGGCAATCCTCCAAGCCTTTAGCAACATTGGGGGCTATAGACTTGAATGGCAACTGCTTAATACATCGTGGTTTCTACCCCAAAACCGAGAGCGCATCTACCTTGTCGGATATTCTACAACCCCCCGAGGAGATTGGGGAGGAGTTTTTCCTATCGGAGAAGGTGCAGAATTATCTGATCAAAAGAAGCGGAACAAATCACAACGGGAGGCAAGTAGCAAAGCTGAGGATTCTATCGCAAGAGCATTGCCCGCTCACGTCGGATACGGAAGCGAAGACACCTTTGTAGAGGTGAACCCGCTCAAGATTAAGGTAGCCAATAAGAAAGGATACCAAGAGGCTGAAGATGGTGATGCAATACGATTGTATCAACCCAACAGCGAAACGCAAAGAGGAAGAGTAGGCAAAGGTGTGGCGCATACCTTAGAGACTACTGGGCAGCAAGGTGTGGTGCAGCCTAAAATTATAGGCTACACAAGAGATGCTAAAGGCAAGGTTACTGACCGACACCTAAAAGATGAGGCGGGAACAATACACTCATCAAGCGGTAGCGGTGGCAATACCGACCAATATGTTATAGACTACCGCATCCGTAGGCTTACACCTATAGAGTGTGAGAGGCTCCAAGGTTTCCCCGATAACCATACCGAGTACGGCATCTATGATGGTGAGGTTAAGAAGATGAGCAACACCCAGCGCTACAAACAATGCGGTAACGCTGTCACCGTTGATGTAGTCAAGGCAGTAGCACAGCAACTAATACCTATCTACAATGCCAATAGATGATAATAGTATTTTTGTTGATGGCTTTGACTACGCTATCATAGGTTCAACTGATGATAATAGAATTGTATATTCAAAGGTTATGATGGTTGGGAAATTAGTATCTAATGAAGGTATGAGTGTTGAAGATGCCATTGAGCATTGTGAGTATAACATTTGGTTTGCTTACATAGGAGAAAAAACACCTATATATATTAATGACTTTGACTCCGATATTTATGAACTTGAACAACGGAACAATGCCTAACTCACCGAAAAGAAAGCAGCGCCCTTGGCTCCAAGGCAGTCAACAGCACAGCCAGGATCGTAAGGAGCGCAACAAGTTCTACAACACTACAAGGTGGCGTAAGCTGCGTGCTATGTTCATCAAAGAGCAGCCGCTATGTATTGAGTGCAATGGTATCGGTGAGGTCGTTGACCACATCACACCCATCAGATTAGGAGGCGATGAGTTGAGCTGGGACAATCTACAAACGATGTGCCATCGATGCCACAACGTTAAGAGTGGAAAGGAGGCACACCTATGAACGAGGAGAAGCTGTTTAACTACATCAAGGCTAAGTACATTGATGACCTACAACCAACGCAAGGGTACTGCTCCTTCGATGGGTACAGCATCAAATACCAAGCGCTCGTAGAGCTGAAGTGTAGAGCCAAGCACTATGATGATATGATGATAGAGCAGCAGAAGTACAAGGCGCTGATGCGTGAGGCAGATACCTTTGGCTTTGTTGTGTATTATGTTTGCTCTACACCTAAAGGCATCTACTGCTGGAGCCTCTTAAGCATTAAGGCGCCAGTGTGGTACGAGAATGAGACAATGCCAAAGAGTACAGCGTTCGATGACAAGAGCGTAACCTCCAAGGCAGTAGGATACTTAGGTATTGACAGCTCAACAAGACTATAGGAGGGGGGTTGTAAATGTCTGAGTACAACGCACTTACATCGCCACCCCCGTCTTCTTTGCACGCAGTCGAAATGAAAAGGGTAAAAGTCGGGCAGTGTTCCCGAATAAAATGATAAAATATAGGCACTATGCCAGGAAGAAAACCAAAGCCAACAGCGATGCTGAAGGCAGCAGATACTTATAGAAAAGACCGTCACGAAGAGCGCCTTGAAGTGCAAGGCCGCCCAGTGCTCCCAACCTACCAAAGTGCAGAGGAGACTTTTGACTGGTTGGTTAAGCACCTTGATGATCTTGGCGTTGTTGCAGAACTTGATGCCATCGCATTGCAAATGATAAGCGATGCGTGGGAGGACTATTGCGCAAGCCGAGCAGTGATTAAAAGATTAGGCCCAACCTATGCGACCACCACAGCACAAGGTGATGAGATGCATCGACCAAGGCCCGAGCTTGCAATGATGAATGGTGCGTGGGATAGAATCAAAAAGATGCTCCCCGAGTTTGGACTTACCGCAGCGGCAAGAGCCAAGTTGAGCACACCCGAGAAGATTGATAGTTTAGAAGATTTATTAGGAGAGTGATATGGAGATAAATACAATACACAACAGCGACTGGATGAACAATGGACTACCTGACCAATCCGTTGACTTAATAATTGCAGACCCACCATACTTTGAAGTGAAGGGTGATTTTGACTTTATATGGGACTCCTTTGATGACTACCTTAAAGATGTAGAAAAGTGGGCAATTGAATGCAAGAGGGTGCTGAAAGATAACGGTACCTTATTTTGGTATGGCGATGACAAGCGTATAGCTTATGCTCAAATCATATTCGATAAACATTTTAGTTTAATAAATAGCTTGATTTGGTATAAATATAATCTTAGGGGTGGTATGTTTGGAAGCACCGGGGGAGATAGCGTTAGAAGTTTTCCGATATGCACTGAGCGCATCTTGATGTATGATAAAGGCGAAGATAAAAGTGGTGCTTATATGATATTTGCAAACCCCGAACTCTTTATGCCTATCAAAAAGTATTTAGATGAAGAGCACGAAAAGACTGGATTAACACTTAGAGAAATGTGCGATACTTATGGATCGACTTGCAGTCATTATTTTGGATTCTCAAAAAGAAACAAAGAGCAATTCTCAATACCCACAAAAGAGAAATATGAATTACTTCAAAAAACTGGATTCTTCAATCGTGATTACGAAGAGCTGCGCAAAGAATACGAAGAGCTGCGCAAAGAATACGAAGAGCTGCGCAGACCATTCAGCAACTTCTTAAATTTGAATGAGGTTTTACAGTTTAACACAAATACTAATAAAACATACCAGCACGATACGATTAAGCCAGAAAAACTAACCCGCGCTTTAATGTTGACTTGTTCCAAGGCGGATGCTTTGGTTTTGGTTCCATTTGCTGGTAGTGGAACGGAATGCGCAATGGCGCAAAAAGAGAATCGCAACTTTATAGGTTTTGAGATAGACGAGAAATATCACGAGGTTGCAATGAATAGATTAAAGCACCAGCAAGAGAAGAGCAAACAGCAAAGCCTTTTTTAATATGTACGACAGCAACAAAGCAGATAGGGTCATCAGATTTATAGAAAAGGTCTGCACCCACGTTAAGGGTGACTTAGCGAATAAGCCATTCATATTAGAGGAGTGGCAGATAGAATACATCCGCCAACTCTTTGGTACGGTAAACCAAGACGGTACTCGGCAGTACCGCACCTCGTTTGTGTTCATCCCGCGTAAGAATGGAAAGAGTAACCTACTCGCTGCTATTGGTTTGGCTTTACTATTCGTAGAGAAAGAGCCAGGAGCGGAGATATATGTATGCGCCTCATCACGCGACCAAGCAAATGCTATCTATGACGTATGTAAGCAAATGGTTCGGAATCAACCTGTACTCGAGCGCGCTTGTAAGGTGTACCGCAACTCGATTGTTCTTAACGGCACCAACTCATTCCTTAAAGCTGTCGCTGCGGATGCTGGTGTTTTGCACGGGAGCAATGCGAGTGCGGTATTGTATGATGAGGTGCATACTGCTAAAAACCGTGAGCTTTGGGATGTGATGGCTACATCTATGGGTGCACGTTCCCAGCCGCTTATGTTCGGCATCTCTACTGCGGGCCTCTTCGATCCTAACAGCGTTTGCTATGAGCTTTATGATTATGGGAAGAAGGTGCGCAGCGGAATCATTGAGGACAGCACTTTCTTGCCACTTATATATGAGGCCTCTCTTGATGATGATATCCATAGTGAGGAGACTTGGCGAAAGGCAAACCCTAACTTTGATGTGAGCATCAAGCCCGAGTATTTCAGAAAGATGAGCCAAGAGGCAAAGAGCCTACCGTCCAGTGAGATTGCATTTAGGCAGTTGCACCTAAACCAATGGGTGAATAGTTTAAGTGGCTGGATATCTGATGATGAATGGATGAAAAGCTCGGGTAGTGTACACTTAGAAGAGTTAAAAGGGAGGCCTTGTTATGGCGGTTTAGATTTAGCAGCCGTTGAGGATGTCACTGCTTTTGTTTTGGTATTCCCTTGGGATGATGGCAGTATCAAGGTGTTGCCCTATCTATTTGTAAGTGAGGCCGCCGTGGAGCGCAGAAGGGTGCAAACGGGTGGATCGTACGACAGCTTTGTATCTAAAGGTGAGCTTATTGTTACCGATGGCAACAGCACTGACTATGGCGTTATCAAGCAGAAGATATTGGAGGCCGCTGATGTGTTTGATGTGCAGAGCATCGCTTTTGACAGGTGGAACTCCAACTCTTTGGTACAGCAGCTTGTAGATGAGGGTGTTGATATGGACCCGTTCGGTCAAGGGTTTGTATCTATGAGTGGCCCAATCAAGAATGCTGAGGTATTGATTAAGAAGGCAGCATTGCACCACGGCGGTCACTCTATGCTTAGATGGATGGTAGGGAATGTTGTGGTGAAGAAAGATGATGCTGAGAACGTGAAGTTCTCTAAAGCAAAAGCTGGCGATAAGATTGATGGCGTTGTTGCAATGATAATGGCGCTGGGTGAAAAGATGACGGTTGAGAATTCTGATGTATCGAAAGTCAGCACTTATGAAAGTCAAGAAATCCGATTCTTATGACCATAGATGAAGCCAAAAAGGTTGGGTTGCTGCTCTTCGATGTTCCAGGATTGTCTCCTTTTTTAAGACACGAGGGAGGGAATAACTACTCCGTTGAACTCATTTTTGAGGGTAAAAGCTACACGATACAAAAAGAGCGTTATTAACATTTACCTGTTAATTTTCTTTTTGTTCCTCCTATATATAGAGAAAAAAAATAAAAAATAAAGGTATTTGTCTTTGTATTTATTTCCCTACGGAGGCATAGCCTCCTCCGTAGGTAAATAGATACTTGCATCTTTGACAAACGCTGGGGCATTTGTTTCGTATTTATTTTTTTGTATATTTAGAGGACAACAACAAAACTCTTGATTATGAAAGAAATGAATTTAGCTATTGGAGATTACTTGCTCTCGAAAAGATTTGGGTGGCAGTATAAGATCATCAGCATCAGAAACGGTGTTGCTGTTTTGCAAGATATCGTGCGTGAGAATGTACGAATGAGATTTACCGTTCGCGCCTTGCGTAATAGGATTGAAATAGATAGCTTTGCTCACTCACCGCATCCGTTTTAGTATTGGTTTTGGTTTATTAATTTCTATTTGGTTCTTAGCGGTGCAAACCTCCTCATTGATTTGAGGGGGTTTTTTTATTCCCATTTAGCGATACTTATATTTGGTGATGTAATTACAAAGTACACACTACTTTATGGCCGAGAATCAGAATCTATTTGGGCGTATCATTGGAGCATTCCGCTCTTCGCCTAATAACCCCTCAACATCATTAGCGAATCCCGCTTCTTGGATGTTTGACGGCGCGGCCTCAAAAACGGGTATTGCAATCACTGAGGATAGTGCTATGCGCCTTTCTGCGGTATTTGGTGCCGTTCGTGTTATTTCCGAGACTATAGCATCATTGCCGTGGGCAGTGAAGCAAGATGTAGGCGATAGCACCCGCAACGCATCAGCACACCCAATCAATAAGCTCATACACCACCCGAACGGGATGATGACGGACTTTAACTTTAGAGAGGTTTGTCAGGCGCACCTTTGTTTGCACGGGAATGCATTTATTGCGATTCGTAGAAACGAAGCGGGCCAGCCCGTTAAACTGATTCCAGTACACCCCGACCGCGTTGAGGTTAAGGTCTACAAGGATGAGAAGTTCTACAACATCGACCAAGGTAAAGAGACCTTTGATGATACTGAGATGATACACATTTTAGGGTTATCGTTTGACGGTATCATTGGTAAGAGTGTAATAGAGGCAGCAAGAGAAAGCATAGGCCTTGGTTTGGCTGCTGACCAGTTCGGTGGCTCATTCTTTGGTAATGGCGCAAACGTAAGCGCGGTGCTCACGCATCCTGGCCGCCTATCAGATGAAGCCTATAAGCGTTTAATGGCTTCTTGGCAACGTAGGTACAGCGGTCTTGACAATTCACATAAGACCGCTATATTGGAAGAAGGAATGAACTTGCAAAAGGTCAGCATCTCACCACAAGAATCGCAGTTTTTAGAAACGCGTAAGTTTGGAGTAGAAGACATTGCAAGGTTTTTCCGTATCCCATTGGCTTATCTTGGATCATTAGAGAACTCAAGCACTCGAGCCAACATTGAGGAACAAGGCATCCAGTTCCAGCGCAACACGATACTCCCTTGGGTAAAGCGTTGGGAGGCAGAGTTTAACCGCAAGTTATTCCCTGGCCAAGAGGATTATTTTATCCGTATCAATATGGATGGGCTTCTTCGCGGTGATATCTCAAGCAGATACTCAAGCTATGCAACGGCAAGACAATGGGGATGGTTGAGCGTTAATGATATACGCAAACACGAAAGCCTTGACCCAATTGATGGAGGAGATATTTACTTACAACCTATGAATATGGTTGAAGCGGGAACTGATAACGCTGCTGAGTAATGCCATACAATGACTATCCACAAGCAGCAGTAAACAATGCACAACGTGCTTTAGACTTCCGTGAGGAGAATGGTACGGATTGTGGTACACCTGTAGGATGGGCAAGAGCAAACCAAATCGCGGGTAAAGAAAACCTCAGCGATGAAACGCTTGTAAGAACTTACAGCTTTTTGAGTAGAGCGAAGACCTACGACCAAGGTAAGTTCACTGATGAGGACGGCAAGGAGATTTGCGGTTCTATTATGTATGCAGCTTGGGGCGGTGATGAGATGCTGCGCTGGGCAAAAAGAACGATAGAAGGAATGGAAGAAAATAAAAACGAGCGCCACATCAAGTCAGTTGTTGAGACTGATGAGGAAATTGTCATCACATTCGGTAAGGGTGAGATGGAAGAGGCTGGATATAAAGATGAGGAGCGTGCAGAACCTGATGCATTGAGCGTAGGTGATTTTGTACGTTGGAGCACAAGCGGCGGAAGCGCTTACGGTGTTATCATTCAAATCGAAAGAGATGGAGAAATCGAGGCAGATAGTGGCTTTAAGGTCAATGGCACTGCTGATGATCCAGCGGCACTCATTAGAATATACCGCTACTCTTCGGAAGAGGAGGCCTACATCGAGCGCAAACCGGCGCTTAATGTCGCGCACCGCTTCTCTACTTTAGAGAAGTTTGATGCTGAGGTGCGTAGCCACAAGGCTATCATTGAGAAGCGTGAGTTCCGTATGGAGAGCGCTGAGTACGAAGGTGAAACCATTAGGGGTTATGCTGCTGTTTACAACAGCGACAGTGAATGGATGGGAGGCTTCTACGAGCAGATTGCAAAGGGAGCCTTTGATGATGTAATGGATAACGATACACGCGCTTATTTCAATCACGATGAGAATTTATTACTTGGTAGAGTGTCCAGCGGAACCTTACGCCTTAGTAGTGATGAGCGAGGACTCTACTATGAGGTTGACCTACCGAATACTTCATACGCAAAAGATTTGGTTGAATTGATGAAGAGAGGTGATGTGAACCAAAGTTCATTCGCCTTCTTGATTGAGAGCGACCGCTGGGAAGAGCGTGATGGAAAAACCTATAGAATAATAGAAAAAGTATCAAGGCTTCTTGATGTATCGCCAGTTGCGCAACCCGCGTACCCGGATGCAACAAGTGAGCTAATGATGAGAAAAGATACACCCGAATCAGAGGGTGCTGAAGTTGAGGTGCAAGCTGAGGCGGAGGAAATGTCTGATATTGAAATCTTTGAATATAAACTCAAACTTTTAAAACTCGATTAAGATGAAAAACATCGAATTAAGAGGTCGTCGTGCGCAGCTCATCAAAGATGCTGATGCAATTGTAGCTGGTGCACACGCTGAAAGTCGCTCAATGACGGGCGAAGAAAAAACAAAGTTTGAAGCTATCGAAGCAGATGCTCGTGGCCTCAAGCAAGAAATTGAAATCATCGAGCGCAATGCTGAGATGAAAAAAGAGATTGCCTCAATGGAAGGCGAAGCTCGTGCTGCTGCTCCTAAAGCAAACGCATCTGCTGCATTCTCTAAATACCTACGTCACGGATTTGGTTCATTGTCTGCTGAAGAGCGCTCAATGGTACAAAAGCGTGGTACTGCGACTCAAATCGCTGGTACTGATAGCTTAGGTGGTTTCTTAGTACCTCAAGAGTTCAGCAATGAGCTTGATGTTGCTACTGCCTTCACTGGTGAAGTAGAGCGTTTGGCTAAGAAGTTGAACACTGCTTCAGGTGGCTTGTTGGATTACCCAACAATCAACGATACTGCAACTGATGCTGGCTTAACTGCTGAAGCTGCTGCTGTAACGGTACAAGATATGACCTTTGGTAACAAGCAGCTTTCTGCTTACAACTACAGCTCATTGGTAAAAGTATCTCAGCAATTGTTGCAAGACTCTGCTTTCGACTTGAACGCGTTCTTGGTTGAAGCTATGGGTGAGCGTATTGCTCGTGCAACTAATGCTGCCTTCACTACTGGTACTGGTTCTTCTCAACCTCAAGGTTTGGTTACTGGTTCAGCTTTAGGTAACACCTGTGCTGGAGCCACGGCAATCACCGCAGACGATTTATTAGACCTCATCTATAGCGTGGATTCCTCTTATCGCAACAAGCCTGGCTTCGGTCTTATGGCTCACGATAACGTTATCGCTGCCGTGAGAGCTTTAGGCCTGGGCGCTGCAAACGACTTCCCAATCTTCATCCCATCGATGGAAGCTGGGCAGCCTGACCGCATCTTCGGTATTCCAGTTTATGTGAATAACGATATGGAATCAGCAATCACGACTGGTAAGAAAACAATGATAGCTGCTGACTTCAGCAAGTTTGTTGTTCGCAATGCTGGTGGTATTCAGATGCTACGCTTAAATGAGCGTTTCGCTGACGAGCTCGAGGTTGGCTTTGTAAGCTACAAAAGAAGTGACTCTGCTGTATTGGATAGCCGTGCAGTGAAGCACTTGATCCAAGCATAAGGATGAAAGTAGTCTTTAAAAAGACTGTTGCTGGCAATGGGTTCCGCTTCCGCAAAGGCGCGGAGGTGGAACTCCCCAGCGATAGAGCAATGGAGTTCTTGAACGCTGGGTTCTGCGATGCAGTTGCAGAGCCACCTAAAACGCGTGCAAAGAAGACCGTGTCAAAACCAAAAAGTAAAGAGAAAAGGTAATGGCCTATTCAGTAGTAACACCAGCGGCAAGCGAGCCGATTACATTAACGGAGGCGAAGAACTTCTTGCGTGTTGATGGTAGTGATGATGATGCACTCATAGGCGCACTCATTTCTGCTGCGCGTGAGATGTGTGAGCAGTATACTCGCCGCATCTTGGTTACTACTACCATTGATGAGTATTTTGATGGCTTCCCTAATTATAAGAATGCGGTAAGCAAAGACATCATCTACCTATCAAGAGGCCCAGTGCAATCAATCACAAGCCTTAAGTATGTTGATGAGATTGGCTCGGAAGAGACGGTTGCATCATCTTACTACGTTTCTGATACTATAAGTGAACCAGCGAGAATAGCTTCTACTGCTGGATGGTTTGCGACAAACGGAATCATCAATCAAGTCATTGCCCGCTATGTAGTAGGCACCGCTGTTGATAGTATCCCAACGCCATTAAAGCAAGGGATGCTCCTAATCATCAGCGACTTATATGATAAGAGAGATGACCGAGTGAGAAAAATGCCAACAGCATCGGAGTACCTGTTTAACCCATTCCGCATCTTTACATTCTAATGATAGACCAAGCTGGACAACTGGATCGTAGAATCACTATTAAAAACTTTAGTGAAACTACGGATAGCTTTGGGCAACAAGTGAAGAGCTTCTCTACCCTTGCTTCAGTATGGGCCAACGTGGTTGAGAAAGTAGGGCGCGAGGGTGAAGATGGCGATATGATAGCAGCCACTAAAAAGGTGGAGTTTGTTATTCGCTACCGCACTGATGTTGATGAGGAGATGCGTATTTTATACAACAACAATACATATAAGATTCAAGCGATACAATCCGCAGATGCCCGCAAGGCATTCTTAAAGATTGTATGCTTATGGTCAGATGCGCAGTAATGGAAAACGTAAAGGTAAGAGTTGAGGGTGTCGCTGAGGTGATGAAGAAGCTCCGCAAACTTGATGATAGACTCAAGAAGAGGATACTCAAGAAAGTAGGGAAGAAATCACTGCCGCCTATGGTTGACTCTTATAAGCGCAACATCACTGATGCTGATGAGGTGTTTAAAGTATATCGAAACGGCAAGATAGCCTATGAGATAAAGCCTGGACAACTGCGCAGAAGTGTCGGTATAAAGACACCCAAGCACCTACAAAAAAAAGATGTAGTAGGTATGAGTGTTGGGCCACGCAGAAGCGGTAGATATAAAGATGCAGAGAAAGGCGGTTGGTACGCTGGGATGATAAACTTCGGCTGGTTAAGAGTTGGAGGCAATCAAGGAAAGCGATACCAAGGTCAAAACTTAAACTTTGCGCAGAAGGCAATGGCTGCTGCAAAGACAAGGGTGAATGTGAGGTTTGTCCGTGTATTTAGAACGGAAATCACAAGAGAGATAAACAAGCTCAAGTTTGGGCAAAGAATGGGCTTGAAATGATTGGTAAAGTAATAAAGTACAAGTTCGATAATACCAGCAGCTTAAACAACGTTTTCGCTGGCCGTGTTTATCCTTTGGTTGGAGCGCAAACGAGTGCCCGACCTTTTTGCATTTACGATACTACAAGCATCCGACCTGAAGGATCGAAAGATGCCGACAGCCATATTGATATAGTCAACATTGAGCTGACTTTAATAGGAGATAACTACGGCACGCTACAAACTGCCGTTGAAAATATACGCACAACTTTTGTGCGAATGAAGGAAACAATTGGGGGCGTAAATGTTCAATCGTGTGGCTTTGATACTCAAAGTGAGGTATTCAATGTTGATGAGGAGACTTTTGCGGTATCAGTTGATTTAGTGTTTAGAATAGTCAAATCATAAAAATTAAAAAAGATGGCAGCAAGTACATCAGTAATGAATAGCACCGACGTAGTATTAAAGGTCGGTAGTGAACTTGTCGGTAAAATGACAAGCGCTTCTTTAAGCGTAACAATGGCAACTCGTGATATTTCCACGAAAGACAGCGCAGGCTGGATGGAAGTATTGGAAGGTCAAAAATCGTGGACTCTATCGGGTGAGGGTTTGGTAGTGTATAACAACACTGGGAAAACAACGCCTGATGAAATCTACACTCTTTTAAGCACCCGCGCTGCGGTAGCTATTGAGTTTGGTTCAGCAGCAACTGACGAGAAATACTACAGCGGTAGTGGTTTCTTCACTGAGTTCTCAACCGATGCTGGAGTAGAAGATAACGCAACGTTCTCTTTCTCATTTCAAGGAACAAGCACCTTAACTCAAGGGACTCAATCATAATATCAGTAGGGGGGCTTCGGCCTCCCTATTTTAACATCACACACAACAATGGAAACAAACTTGATAAAAGTAGGCGAAAAGACATACCCTGTAAAGTACGGGTTCAATGCATTAAGATTGTTTTGCAATGCCAGCGGCATTGGATTGCAAGAGCTTGAAAAGATAGGAGAAAACATAAGCATCGACCACGCCATCAATTTGGTATGGGCGGGAATGAAAGACGGTGCACGAGCAGAGAAGCAAGCCTTCGATCTTAGCGCTGATGACATTGCCGACTTGCTTGATGAGGATATGAGCATCATTCAGCAGTGTATGGAATTGTTTGTTGCCTCCTTTGTGAAGCCAGGAGCTGAAGAAAAAAAGTAAACACCCAATCCTCGGAATCCCTTGATTGGGATGCATTGGAAGCGATAGGTTTGGGTGAGATGGGAATGAGTGTTGAGGAGTTCTACAATATGACTCCGCGACAATTCCAAAACAAAAGAGAGGGCTTCCAAAACCGCATTCAGTATGAGACTGAATTGGTATGGGAAACCACGAGGTGGCAAGCAGCGGTAAACATTGCACCACATACGAAGAAAAGATTAGGCCCGAAAGACTTGGTTGTATTCCCTTGGGATGGCAAGAAGAGAGTACACAAGGCTGCAACATACGAAGAGGTGCAAGAGGCAATTAAAAAGGTGTTTGGTAAATGAGCCGTACGGATATAGATTTTAAGATTGGCGCGGACTTAAAGCAGTTCCGCGGTGCAATGGGCAACATCGACCACAGCTTAAAGAAGTTAAGCGGTGGTTTTGGTGCTTTAGGGGGAGTGATTGGCGCTTCCTTTGCAATTGATATCATCCAGCAGTTTGCTGCTGAATCGGTAGAGCTTGCCTCAAAGATGGAAGGCGTTGAGGCGGCTTTTAATCGACTCAATGACCCCAACCTACTTGACAACCTTAGAGAAGCCACAGCGGGCACCGTTGATGACTTAAAGCTGATGCAGACGGCTGTAAGGGCCGAAAACTTCCGCATCCCTATGGATGTACTTGCAAAAGGTTTGGAGTTTGCACAGCGTAGAGCACAAGCTACGGGTGAGAGTGTTGACTATATGGTTGACTCTTTCGTAACTGGTTTGGGTAGAGAATCGGTTAAGATTCTTGACAACCTTGGTATATCTACTATTGAGCTGCAAGAAAAGACCAAAGAGCTTGGCTCTATGGCTGCTGCCGTTGGTCAGATAATGGAAGATGAGTTTAATAAGGTTGGCGAGCGCGTTACAACTACTTCAATGAAGGTAGACCAGCAGCGTGCTTCAATCACCAACTTGAAGACTGAAATTGGTGAGAAGCTGCTACCTGTCTATTCTGCTTTCCTTGACCAAACCAATAAGGGACTTAGCACCGTCAACTTTATTCTTGATGACCAAGAGAAAGGCTACAAGAGATTATTTACTGCTGTACAATCTTACTTCAACATCACTAAGTTTGGTTTAGATTTAGTAACCAACCCTACCAAAGCACTTCTCTCTTTGCTTGGTGATACTAAGGAAGAGGTTGAGGAGTTAAATACTGAATTTGACAATGGCTTACCGAGCGTTACCGCTTGGGCTGACAAGTTTGATGCAATGCAAACTCAAGCTAAAGAGGGTGCAAAGAAACAAAGAGAAGCCGTTGAAGCATACAACAACAAACTTGAAGAGCTACTCCCTACACTTCAAAAGGTAAGCCACGAAATAGACAAAGCCTTTAATCCTGGAGAAGACACAAGCAGAAACCTTGCACACTTATTAGGTTTTGCTGAGGTTGATATGGAGCTTGAAGAGCTTGAGGAAACCACTGAGAACTTTGGCGATACCTTTGACCATAGCTTCAGAAATACCATTGATAAATTTAGAGAGTTTAGAGATGAGTTTATGATTTTCGGGAATATGCTAAGAGTTTCTTTTGAGGCTGCTTTTTCTAAGTTAGAAGAAGGGGAAACTCGTATGGGTAGGTTTAACGAGGTGTTCTTACAACAGCTTGGAATGATGGCAGCACAATTACTTGCTACGGCTGCCGCTGCTGCAATACTTGCTACAATACTGACCATTGCATTTGGTGGAACCAATATGGCTGGCAAGGCGATGTTCAGCAAGGCGGGAATGGGCTTTGGCGATTTGTTTAGTGGTATGTTTGGCGAATTAGGTGGCGGCTTTGGATTTAACGGAGGCGGCTTTGGTAGCGGAGAAGGTGGTATGAATATCATCGGAATGCTTAGAGGTAGTGACTTCATATTGATGCAAGAGCGTGCTGGAAGAAATAGAAATAGACTAAGCGGAATCGGAGGCTAATGGCAAACCCAAAATTATACGGAGAATTTAGAAGCGACCACGGAAACTTCTACTTGATAGAGATATGGGATGAGGACTATACGGGTAATGATCCTGATAGGTTCAGCGTCACGGGTGGCGGCTTTGAGCTGAACTACTCGGGGCAAACTGACAACATCTACAGCCCCGTCATTGGCTCAAGTGTTTCCTTTGGTATGTACATCAAGGATGCTGCAACAAGAGCCTTTGAGACTGACTTTAAGAACTACCAAGAGAATCGCTACTACGTTAAGATTTGGAAGGGCCAATACGATGGCCAAGATTCTGATAAGTGGTACAACACCTCAAAGGTATCGGATGATGGCTTAGTGATGAACTTTTCACCCGATGAAGAGGAGCTTGTATATCTTGACTTCTTTTGGGGTGGCTACATCCTCCAAGACATTGTTAAAATAGAAGATGCTGCGGAGCCTTACGTTTTGCAGATAGAAGCAAACGATGGTATTGCCAAGCTCAAGAATGTTGAGGCGCAAGAGGGGCTAAGAACGATTAAGAGCTTATTCTCGAGCGCAATCTTTAATGCGTACAGCTTTAACATTTTACCAACCGAGTGGCCCGCACTAAAAATGATAAACAACTGGTGGAGCCAACAACATACTTACAACGCTAACGAGAATTCATTAGATACCACCTCGGTTGATGTTAATGTATTCCACACCTTCAATTCTGATGGTAGTGTAAACCTTGCCTCCTACTATGATGTTCTTGTAGGGGTGTGTAGGATATTCGGGTTGCGCTTTTATTTCTCAAATGGTAGCTATAGAGCAGAGCAAATATTTCAGCGTGATGGCAGCTCTTTAAAAGAGTTCAGCTATAGAAGAGACGGCAACCTTATAGGCTATGAAAGTGTAACGAGAGATAAGACACTTAATCAAACAAGCAACAAGGCGCGCCTGGCTGGTAATATCTTCAACTTCCTCCCCGCTGTTAATGAGGTGCAGATTCGAACATCAGAGAAAGGGATAGATTATGCGGGCGTTGTGTCTACGCACAACTCAAGCCCCTTGATTGATTTAGGGTTTACTCCCGGCACAGGTGTCAACAACTTCCTTGAGATAACCTTTACTTATAAGGTAACGCTGACCGCTAATGTAACGGACACCCCGCAGTTTTTGTGGTATATGTTTGATGTTGATGTTATCCAAGATGATGGCACGACGGTCTACTATTTAGAGCGTGACCACAACAAACTGACACCAATAAGCCAAACGTGGACAACAACGCAAGCAGATGGCGGATATCAAGTGTTGGCGGGTAGGTTTGTTGAACGCAGTGATTTTGGATTCCAACGTGCCTCGGGCACCGTTACTATAGTAACGCCGTACTTGCAAACGGATGGTGATATCACCGTGCAATTCAATAGCAATAAGTTCATCAAAGCGGATGGCACTACAAAGGTGATAAACGCTGGAAACAGCGCAACGTGGAAAACTGAGATTGTATCCATACAAAAATCAGTAGGAACCAACGGCTATGATATTCGCTCTACAACAACAAACGCAGATAATGGTAGTGGTATTATTTACGATCTTGGCGAAACCAAAGTCTTTGACGGGCCGGGAACGGAGGGTAGCTTGTACAAAAGAAATTCCTTAACATCGCGCACATTGACAACGGGATGGCGAGAAGGCAATAGCGGAAGCTATAACACGGCGCAGCGACTTGTTGCCAATGAGTTCCTTTCTTTAATGAACACACCCGTGCAAAAGTACGAGGGTAGTATTTTCAGCAGCCACAACTTTATGACGCGCTTAATCTTTGAGGGTAAGAATTGGTTGCAACTTGGTGGTAGATTTACCGCCAACTCTGATGAATGGGATGGTGAATGGTTTGCAATATCCAAAGAGGCCATTACTATAGCAAACACCGACACGGGAACGCCGGCTGATCCAGTATTTAGTATTGGTGGAAATAACGGCACGGGAGAGATAAACATTGCAGCGTTGGATGTTAATGATTTCAATGCTAATGATGCGAGTGTAGACAACAATGTAACGGTAGGGAATGACCTTGATGTCACTGGCGATACCGACGTCACGGGAACATTGGATGTCACGGGCAATTCAACACTGGCGGCCACATCGGTTGGTGAGTTCACAACAACGGCGCGGGTGAATGTCACCATCAATGACATCACGGCAACCGGCAGCGGTTCGGAAACGTTGGCGGTAAGTAAGCATTTTAATTTCCTCACCTATTCGGGGGAAAACGGAACGTACACCATCACACTACCCGAAGCAGAAGATGGCGTGATTCTGCAATTTAAAACCGATGACACTATTGCGGCAAACAAAACAATCACAATTGCACCGCAATCGGGTGGGCGTATTGATGAAGAAGCCAACTATGTATTGAATCGGCCATTGGATGGCGTCACATTGTTGGGCCGTTCGGGTTCAAACAAGTGGTTCGTGATTCAGAAGAAGGAAAAATAAAAAGCCGTAAGGCGATACTTATATTTACAAAACATATAAAGACGAAGATGAATGAAACAATCTCAATTTTACTACCTCCTACGGAGAGGGTTGTTCAGCGCGGGTTCGGCAATTATCAAAAATGGACTGGTTATGTTTAACAAGTTCACGACTGCTGGCCTAACCTTCCCAGCCCAAGGCTCGGCCGAATTCAACGGGACGAGTGATTTTATTGATACGGGAGCGATATTAGCCCCGACAAATCACACCATTTCTTTTTGGTCATATATTGATGGCTCACAATTAGGTTTTATTTTTGACCAAAGAGATGCGGACGAAGATGGAATTTATGTTCTTAATTTAAGTGATGGTCAAATTTATTATAAAATTCAAAATGTTGTTGTAACGAGTGGGAGTACATATCAAAACGAATGGATTTTTGTTAGCGCAACATATGACGGAAGCAAATTGAGGCTTTACGTTAATGGCTCATTGATAGTGTCTCAATCTGCAAGTTTATCAATATCAACAACAACCGACGCGAGAATAGGTGCGCAATCTTATTCCTTAGCCAACTACTTTAAAGGCAACCTCGCAAACGTCGCGATATGGAACCGCGCACTTTCAAGCGATGAAATCAATTCCGTGATGTGGAAATCTTACGAAGGTTTAGAAGGTGCGGAATCAAACGGGTTACAAGCGTGGTATAGTTTAGACGACATCACAAGCCCGGCGGCATCGCTCGCCAATATGGAGCAACTCGCAACGGATAAAGACGCAACAATCGAAAACAAGGCGGCCATCACGGCGGCCATAAATGCACTAAGCTAATGGCACTAATTGACAAAGCAAGCCTTTTAATGGTGCCCAGCACCTACGAGGCGGGAAAATTATACAACGTACTACCAAGCGGAAACCGCGCACCGGATAGCACCGACCAAAATTCGGGCTATGACCAAACCCGTGCGGATTTTACATTTGATAGAGGAAGCAACGCGGCGGCCACAAGAATTGGAAGTGATGGGCTTATAAAAAAATATCGGGAAAATTTGTACACCGAATCAAACAACTTTAGCGATTCGGATTGGTCGCCAAAAGCGGGAGTGTTTACAAAAGGAGTATCAGACCCGAACGGGGGTAATGAGGCTTGGTCTTGGACGGCTCAAAACACCGACCCATTTTTATACCAATCTAAAAATTTCACGGGCGTACATTGTTTAAGTATTTATGTTAAAGGCGTTGGAAGTACAATAGGAGAAGATTTTCAAATTCGGGTTGGAACCAACACAAAGGATATAACTTTAACTGGAGACTGGCAAAGAGTTCAGCATTTTGGAGTTTTAAGCGGCAGTGTAAACATTGGCTTTGAATA